AGGGAGACTTCTTCGCCAAGAACGGTGGCACAACGGCCTCCACGATGAACGAAGCCATCTATGCACTGTACGCCGATGGTTCCGCGCTCATGGGCATTGGCTCTCTGCCAGCAGTTCCTTCGGCCATTACCGCCGCGCTCGGCTCAACCAACACCGGCGCACTCGGCTCGACCTCCACAGGCAGCGCACACACCGGCGATGCCAGCCGAATCGACATCACCTCCGTCACCGGACTTATCAGCATCGGCGACACGGTAAGCGGCACTGGAATCATCCCTGGAACCACTGTCGTCTCGCAGGATACCGGTGGCGTGACCGGCGGCGCAGGCACCTACGTTCTGAGCGCGAACAACACGACCAGCACAGCGACCGTGACCAGCTTTGGCAACGTGGTCAAGATCACGGCTTCGACGGGCCTCGTCTCGGTCGGCGATTCCATTGCTACGGCTGCGGGCGGATTCCCGGCCAATGCTACCGTGACTGGCGTTGTCAGTGGCGGCGGCGTGGCCACGGCGGGCGTCTACACAATCAGCGTTCGCGGCACAAGCTATGTGGCGAGCGCAACCGGCATGACCACCTTCGGGAGCGTCTTGAACGTGACCGCCGTTACCGGAACGCTTGTCCCCGGAATGCCCATCACGGCAACAGGCGGAATCCCGGCTGGCACAAGCATCGCAAGTTTCATCAGCGGGACGAATGGCGGGGTCGGACTGTATGGCCTCAACATTCCGGGCACCGCTTATACCCCCTCTGGCACCATCGTTATCACCGCTGGGGGAATCATCACGAACTTCACAGCCCAGTCCGTTGCCGCTGTTGGCGAACTGGTAAAAATCTCGACATGGGGAGCGTAACATGGACGCAATTCTTCAATCACTGCAAGAGCAGGCTGGTATCCACTTTGTCGGCGTCCCCGACGTTGCGCTCCAGATGGACGGCGTAGCTGGCAACATCCGTCTTGCGATGGATGCCCAGCCCTCGCTCGTCACCACGAGCAACAGTGGCATCCCCGCGTTCCTGTCCACCTACATCGACCCCAAGATGATCGAGATTCTTGTGGCACCGATGAAGGCGGCTGAGATCGTCGGCGATGAGATCAAGAAGGGCGATTGGACAACCGAGACGGCCATGTTCCCCATCGTGGAGTCCACCGGCGAAACCAGCAGCTACGGCGACTATGCCGAGAACGGCGTGGCCGGAGCCAACGTCAACTTCCCGCAGCGCCAGTCGTATCACTACCAAGTGATTACGCAGTGGGGCGAGCGTGAGTTGGAGAAGGCTGCGCTGGCCCGGATTGACTGGGCGAACCGCATCAACATCGCGTCCGTGCTGACTCTCAACAAGTTCCAGAACAAGACGTACTTCTTCGGCGTCGCGGGCCTGCAAAACTACGGCCTACTCAACGATCCGAGCTTGTTCCCGGCCATCACTCCAATCGTGAAGTCCGACACGCCGACGGGCAGTGGGCCTTCCGCCACTTCCTACACGGCATGGACTACCTCGACCGGCGCACCGCTCGCGTCCGCGCTTGACGTACTCGGAGACATCCGATACCTCTACGCGCAGGCCGTGATCCAGGCGAACGGGTTGCTGGAAGAGGATGCCAAGATGACGCTGGTCATGTCTCCCATGTCCAAGACGGCTCTCTTCAGCAAGACGATCTACAACGTGGATGTCATCACGATGCTGAAGGGGATTTTCCCGAACCTGCGAATCCTGACGGCGCCGGAGTACGCAACCGCCGCCGGAAACATTGTGCAGCTCATCATCGACGAGATTGAGGGGCAGCGCACCGCCTCCGTCGCGTTCACTGAGAAACTGCGGGCTCATCCCATCGTCGTCAACATGTCCAGCTTCAAACAGAAAAAGTCACAGGGCACATGGGGGTGCCTCGTGTTTCGCCCCTTCGCCATCACAACCATGATCGGCGTGTAAATGTGACAGTTCGTTGGGTGTAGTATGGATTGAGGGTTGGGCAAACACCCGGCCCTCAATTTGTTTTAGAAGGGGAGACACATGGCAGAGAGCATCATCATTGCGAGCAGGTTGCCGCACGGCCTCACGCTGCATCACCCGACCAGCAAGGCTACGGTCACGCTGTTGGGGTTGAATAGCTCCAAGATCATCGGCGCAACACACATGACCACGGAGGTCGAAAAGTCATTCTGGGAGGCCTGGAAGGCGAAGTATCCCGATTACCAGCCGCTCAAGTCCGGCGCGATCTTCGAGTCCAGCAGCACAAACAATGCGGCGGCGAAGGCGCGGGAATTGAAGGATGAGAAGACCGGCCTCGAACCGATGCCGCGGACAGCCGCCGGAGTCAAGCCCGCAACGGAGTAGCTATGGCGGTCGCTGTCTTCAATTCGGCTCTCTTTCTCGCACGTTACCCGGAGTTTCTACCCGTCAATGCCTCCAAGCCTTTGCGCCTGGGGGCATTGTTCTTGGAAGCGGGCCTGTATCTGTCCAACTGTGATGATTCTCCCGTACAGGACATTGCGCGGCGCGGCGTGTTGCTCAACATGATTACCGCACATATTTCTTTCCTGGCGGGCGATCTGAGCGCGGATGGGCAGGCGAGGCCGGTAGGACGTGTTAGCCAAGCGGGAGAGGGCACCGTATCGGCGAGCTTTGAGGGTGTGCCGCCCACGCCGGGCACGGGAGCATGGTTCCAACAGTCCCAGTATGGCGCGGCCTTCTGGCAGGCTACAACTTCACTACGCGGTATGAGGTACGTTCCATGCCTGCTGACAAACTACTAATCCGGCTGGGGATGTACACGTCGGAACTGCGAGACGATCTTGAGCGCATCAACAATGGCGAATTGCGTTTGCCGACAGTCTCAGCAATCAAACTGGCGATGGATGACGATGGAATTGAGGAAGTGCTAGTCTACCTTTGTGGGGAGCAATAATGGAACTGGCACTCTCAGAACGTGTCACCGCAAAGCTCAAGGCAATAGCGAGCAAGATAGGCAGCGGGCATGTTGACGTTGGGTTTCTTGAGGGGCAGGAAGCGTCTATCGCATTCTGGAATGAGTTTGGGCATGGGGGACGCTTCCCCGCGCCGCCGCGCCCATTCTTTCGCACGATGGTTGCGAAGGAATCCCCGACATGGCCTGCAAAGATGGCAGCCGAGGCGAAGGCGACAAACTACGATGGACCTAAAGTTCTTGGCATGATGGGCGAAGACATTGCGGGCGCGATCACGCAGAGCATCTTCGATCTAACTGCCCCGCCGTTGTCGCCCACTACGCTCATGCTTCGCAAGCAGTTTGGCAACAGTCCGCAGAACATCCGGGCGCGTGATGTGGTTGCCGCGCAGCGAGCCGTGGCAGCGGGTGAGACGGGCGCAACGGGAACGCAGGGCAAGCCGCTGGTCTGGACTGGCACAATGGCGCGGTCGCCTGCGTATAAAGTGGAGTCATAATCATGGACTTGCAGACCATAGCGAACGCGGCAGCGAACACGATCAATGAAAACGTGATTGTAACCATTCTGCGCTCTACGGGATTCACGATGGGCGCGGGGCTGAAACAGGTGCCAACCTACGCCGCGCCGGTGACTGGCCCCGCACAGATACAGGCGTTGGACTACTCCGACTTGCGGCAAGTTGAGGGATTGAATCTACAGGGACGCATCCAAGCGATCTATCTGCGCGGCATACTGCAAGGCGTTCTCCGCGCTGAGGGTGTTGGTGGCGATCTGATACAGTTCGGCGGGCAGACATATTTGGTGGTCAAGATTTTAGAGTCATGGGCAACGTGGACAAAGGCGGCGATTGTGTTGCAGGGGGCGTCTTCCAATGGCTAACTACCAGCCCTCGATTGCCATTGACGACGTTATCACCGCCCTGGGCACATTCCTACAGCCGTTCGTGGGCAGCGCAGACATTATCCGCGCAGAGGTCAATCGCGTAGCTCCCCCAGCGGGGCCGTTCGTCGAGCTTACTGAGTTGATGACCGTCGATTTGGAAACGCCGCAGACTTTGAATAATGCAGACCAGACAACCTCCATCAAAGGCCCAGCGCGTATCGACGTGCAGGTAGATTTCTACGGCCCCGCGTCCGGCGATTGGTGCAGGGCAGTCAAGGGCGTTTTCCGCACTCCCTACGCCGCCGCACAGTTCCCGTGCAACATCAAACCGCTCTACTGCTCGGACGGGACGCAAGCCCCTTTGATGACGGGTGAGGAGCAATACGAGGTTCGCTGGGTACTCACGGCGAGCCTCCAATACAATGCTGTTATAATAGTGCCACAGCAGTCCGCCGATGCTTTGGCGATGAATATAGTGGAGGATTTATGAGCATACCTGCATCCGACATCGTTGGAGCAATTCCAAGCGTTCTCAGCGCGGGGGGCAGCGATGCTCTACTCAGCGGGCTTTTCCTGACGAAGAATCCTCTCATGCCCGCATTGCAGGTGTTGAGTTTCCCCAGTACGGATGCGGTAATTGCTTTCTTCGGTCTTGCATCGGATGAGGCTGCGCTCGCCCCGACGTATTTCAATGGGTATGACAATTCGACCGTCAAGCCCAGCGCAATGCTGTTTGCTCCGTTCAATCTGACGGCCCGCGCCGCGTTCCTGCAATCCGGCAATTTGTCCGCACTCACGGAGGCGGAGTGGCAGGCGATGGCTGGGTCACTGAGTATCGTGGTTGACGGCTACACGCGCACGGCCCTGGGAATGAACTTCTCTGCGCTGTCTTCGCAATCGGCAGTGGCCACCGCGATCGCTACGGGGCTTAATGGATTTCTGACGGAAACCGGCGCGGCTGCGACATGCTCGATTGCAGCCAAGATTCTGACCGTCGCCAGTACAGTGACCGGCGCATTCGTTCCGGGGCAGACTTTGGCCGGGGCAAGCGTCACCGCCGGATCGGTCATTGTCGCACAGTTGACCAGCACGGAAACCGACTCGCATCTTGGCGGCATGGGAACGTATCAGCTTTCCGTCGCATCGACTGTGACGACACCCGAAGCGATGACCTCAAGCGCGGATATTGGCTCGGCTGCGGATGGCTCAATCTCCACCACCACACTGACAATCGCCAGCGCAGTGACGGGATACTTTGCGCCGGGGCAGTTGGTCACATGCGCCGGTATCACGTCCAACTCGGTCATCCTTTCACAGTTGACGAGTACCGAAACGGACGGGCACATGGGCGGCATGGGAACGTATCAGCTTTCCCAGTCTTCCACCGTTGCAGGCCCGGTCGCAACCTATTCGACTGGCGTTCCCGTCACCGTCGCGTGGGACAGCGTACAGACCGCCTTCGTCATCACGTCCGGCCTTACCGGGGTGCTGTCGAGCATGGGATACGCAACCGGGGCTGTGGCCGAAGACTTGAGCCTGAGTGCGGCAACCGCAGCGTATGTTTCCGCCGGGGATGCCGTCGATACGCCCGCAACTGCGATGGACAAGGCTGTAGCGGTCACGCAGAACTTCTGTGGCTTTACTACGCTGTGGGAACCCGATCTGGCAGACAAGCTCAACTTCACCATTTGGAGCAACGGGCAGCTTTACAATCCGTACCTCTACACCGGATGGGACACGGACTCTCAGGC